TTGGCTACGCCAAAGCAGAAAACTACTTTCGTTCCAGACGTTACTTCGTTCGCAGTCTGCAAGTTTGCTCTACGAGCAAACTCTGCAGCCCCGTTGATTAATCATCTTCTGGTTTGTGGAGTCGGTCCGCGCGCATCGAGTCACGGGCACCTATCAAACGAACTGCTTGGACTCCGTGTGGTGTAATGATAAAACCATCACCCGAAACAACAAGGAATCCCATGGATACCAGCTTCTTAACAGCAAGCGCAAACGACTGTTTTGATGGCCGCGCGTCGCTTCGGAATTCCCGATACTTTTCAAATGTGAATTTTTCCATACGAAATCGCCCATAGTAGAGCAATTGCTTAGGAAGGGAACCGTAGGGAATGTCCTTCTTTGATATTCCGAAACTTGGATAACGGTCTGCGTGTGGTATTTGTTTACTTGGCATACCTGCAGTTTATCGGGGGCTGTATTTTTCCCACTCGATTTCCCCCAAATCTTCACCATCCCAGTAAGTGCAAATCTCTCCGAGAGTCGCCGCAATTTCTGCTATCTCCGGGAACATGTCCGGCAGTGTCTTGTCGGCAGTGTCGAGCCACCCAGCGCACCACATCTCCTGAGAGTAATATGCCATCACTCGAGGCAGGGCCCATCTGAGTAGATGGTTTGCGTTGCTTGGGGCGGCCGTGTAGTTGAGGTTTATCTCGGACCATGACCTTGCAACGTCTTCATTGTCGTAAAACTTTTCAGTACTCATAGACTAATTCTATATACACGGCTATGATGAGGGGATGACAGAAGGCGCTCTATTTCTTGCCGATGACCACTTGGTAATGGACTTTCCCTACAACGCTGAGCGCGTAACCGTTATCAAGACTGTTAATGGAGCAAAGTGGGACAAGGTTGCCCGAGTGTGGCGCGTTCCTATGGCGAGTATCGACGAGGCTAGAGAGCTTGCCGACAAGTGGGGTTTTATGATTGACGCCGCAGTAATGAAGTTTGACCTGCCTACACCAGAGAATGAAGTTAAGGGCGTCTACATGGATGGGGATTGGGTGTATCTAAGCTTCGCCTACGACCCCGTGAAGGTGCGCAGCGTTAAATCCTTGCCCGGAGTCACCTGGCACTCTAAAACAATGGCATGGCGCGTCCCTTCTACAGCGTTGCAAGAAGCAATTGAATGGGGAAACAAGTTCAATCAACCGATAGACGAGAACCTTTTTGACATTGCCGAAGACATGCAGCAGGTGAAGAATGAAACAATCGCAGCATCGCGCGCGAAAACGGCAGAGCTGGACATACCTGGCCTCGCAGGCGAGCTTCTCCCCTACCAGAAGGCAGGAGTTGCATATGCAGCCAATGCCCGTAGGTGCTTTATTGCCGACGACATGGGTCTAGGAAAAACAATGCAAGCCATAGGTACCCTCGAGTATGTCCACGATTCGTACCCCGTAGTTGTTACATGCCCACCAACTCTTGTTCTTAACTGGCGCGATGAAGTAAACAAATGGCTGCCTCACCGCAGGGTTGCTGTTGTAACCAATCGCTCGGTTTTCCCCGAGAAAGGTACGTACGACTATTTGATTATCGGCTACTCAAATATTGACCATTGGCAGAACCAGCTTAAAGGTCATCGCTCGTATGTCTACGACGAGTCGCACTACGCCAAGACACCAACCGCCAAGCGCACAAAAGCCGCTATCAAGATGGCTCGCTCCGCACCCAAGGAAGGGCTTGTTCTCTGCCTTACAGGAACGCCAATCACCAATCGCCCAGCAGAGTACGCAAGTCAGCTTGACATCCTTGGGCAGCTCAACAAGTTTGGTGGCCTGTGGGGCTTTTACCGACGCTACTGCGGAGCTTTCCGTGACAGGTTCGGTCAATGGCACATCGAGGGTTCGTCTAACCTTGATGAGCTTAATGAGATGTTGCGCAGTAATTGCTACATACGTCGCATCAAGTCCGAAGTGTTGTCGGAACTTCCAGCAGTACGTCACTCCAAGGTTGTAGTGGAGCCTAGTGCTGCAGCCATGAAGGAATACCTAAAGGCCGAAGAAGACATCATTGAGTACCTTGTTGCGCGTGCAAAAGAAATAGCCAAAGAGCTTGGTCAGTCTCCGTACTCTGCTGCCGTTCAAGCAAGAATTCGCGCCGAGTCAAACGAACACCTGGTACGCATCTCGGTCCTTCGCCGGCTTGCGGCAAAAGCAAAGATGGAGTCTGTAAATGAATGGATTGATTCTAAACTTGCTAACGGCGACAAAGTTGTCGTGGCTGCCCATCATCGCGAAATAGTTGACGCCATAGCCAAGAAGTATGGCGGGCTCAAAATTCAGGGCGGAATGACGGCAGAAGACGTTCAGGAGCATAAGAACTTATTTCAAACAGGTTCAATAGACGATGCGCCAGTTATTTCTTTGTCAATGCAAGCAGCAAAGACCGGACACACGCTTACAGCCGCACAAGACGTGTTGTTCGTAGAACTTCCGTGGACGCCTGCCGATGTAGACCAAACCTATAGCCGTTGCCATAGATTGGGACAAAAAGGAAGCGTAATAGCCACATACATCCTTGCTCAAGGAACGATTGACGAAAAGATTTACGACCTCATTAAGTCAAAGCGCAACGTTGTTAACATGGCCACAGAGGGCTCCGATGTAGAATTGAGTGATGGAGCAGGTCAGTTAATCTTTGACTTGATTAATGCAGGTCTGGAAAAAGATGGCAACGGAATGGCTAAGCGATGATGAGTGGCAATTTGAATGGCAGCTTTTTGAGATGCTCGAAGAAGGATTTATTGAAGCGGTAGGTCTTGACAAGTTCGGTGAAGTGCAACTCAAGTTTACCGAAAAGTACTACTCCGGATATATTGAATCAATAGCCTGGGACGACATGGAAGATGACGATTAGTAAAAAAGCAGCCCCACAACAAGAAGTTGTCGAAGTTATTCGGTCCGGCAGATGGGGAAAGGTCGAATACATACATAAGCTTTCCTGCGGACATGCCGAAGTAAGAAAAAGAGCAGCATCCACAACCAAGATTGCTTGTGAAGGGTGTCTAAAAGCCGAAATGGGTACACAGATGCTGGCTGAATTAGCCGGCGCTAAGCCCGTGTTCGCAGATTTTGCTGACATTCATGATGAGATAGCGTCTTATGTAGCATCATACGAGCAAGATGCGGCAAGAACGAAAGCAACTTTAGCCAAAAAGCTCGGTGTAGAGGTAAGTGCGGTAAACATCTACATTGATGAGACATCAGAATGGGGCGGCAGGGTTGTTCAGGCTGTTGTCTTCTTGGAAGCATGGGACATAGAACGAATCATGGGTTCAGATTCCATCTAGTCTTTCTTGTTCCTGTTCTTGCTGAATTGTGTATGCGCGAGTACCTGGACCAATAGGGCTTACGGCCATTGCGCTGAACTCGTGTATTAAGAGGTTTCTTGCTAGCAAATGTAGCGGGTAGGAGTACGGGTCCTTAGCGTGCTTCTTGCGGAATTCTGCGCAATACGCTTGCGCGCGCAGCTTCAACCCGGGAGTAACAATGTTTTCTTCTACGCATCTTTTTATTCCGGGCCACCCATCGCGCGCGTACTGCATGATTCGGCCTTCTAGGTCGTAGTCTGCCCATAGTCGGCGCTGCGCATCAATGTGCGGGAAGCATTCAAACAATCTGTCGTAGAACTCTGGCTCCGTAGCGACTACATCACCAAGGCGTCGAATTGCCACAGCATGTAGGGGAATACCTACACGCGTGTTAGAACCAGTCAGCGCAGCGCGGTCGTAATAGTCACAGTATGTTGCGTCATGCTCTTCTGTAATAAACTTAAGAACATCATCTGTTGTCCAGTCGTAAATAATTTTGGCAAACCGTAGAGGTATGTTTTTCTTCATGCGGTAAGGGGTGACAATGTAGTTCTCGTGCAATTTCTGAACGCACGAACGGTAGCGAATCATTGATTCATTTGCACGTACTCCGGTAATGAATGCCGTGCGGCCGTTTTTGCCCTGCATTGTGTAGTAGTCAATTGATTGTGGAAGAACCTTATTTGGGTCTAATCCGAAGTTCTCTGCCCGGATTGCGTATGGTGGCATTTCGCGCACTAGGCGGCCCTGTGATGCTCTATACGGCGACCAGAGCAAGCAGTACTCTCTGCGTCCGAGTACCCACACTTCTTGCCCTACTGGAAGGCAATACCACTCCATGTCGACCCAGTCATAGTTGCGCACTTCTTCTACGAACTTAATAACGGTAGGAGAAACCATTTCTTCATCGCGGAAGATTACCTTTACCGGTCCAAGTCCTCGTTCTTCATGAATTTCTTTAGCCAAGTAAAGAACAGCTGTGCTGTCTTTTCCTCCAGAAAACTGAACGCAAACAGTATCAAAAGTATCATAAACGTGTCGTATTCTTTCGCGCGCTGCGTCAACGCATGTCATGTCTAGAAATAGACGCTGTCGTGTCACGTCGCACCCTTGATGAGCTTCTTAATGTCGCAATAAGCGTTGTGGTAGGCGCTTTCAAGCGTTGTAGCAGAACGGCATTTAGTAGTTGTCTTTGTTACGAGACTATGTGCGTGAATTGTAAACATACCTTTGGCGTAGTGGATTACATATTCGTAGTTGTTCAGAGTAAACCATTTAGTGTACTGAGTGACAGTCGAGCTGTCTTCTAATGAATAATCGTGCCGTCTGTGTCCGTACTCTACGGGCATATATACCTCCATGAGCAACATGGGGCTGGCATACTTTTAAGCAACACCAGCCCCACGTTCCTGAACTTATTATAGCGACTGCGCCTCTCTGTGCGCAGTTATCGCTTACGCCCAGAATGGCGAATGTACGATTCCGCTGGTGGTAACAGTAGGGAATTCTGATGAATCTGCTGCCCAGGGGCGAATCTGCTGAAGCGAAGAGCCTTCAATCCACTTGTTAAAAGTGGTGATGAAGGTTGCAGCTTCAAGAACGTTCTTGCCTGCTGCACCCTTGCGCTTTGAGCCTCCACGACCAAGCCATTGGCGAAGTGCTAGAGCAGGGTTCATTGCCTTAAGGGATGCACCAGTCTCGATTGCTTTACAAAACTCCGCAACCTCTTGGCCGCTAAATCCAGCCTGAACACGCTGTTGGAACGCATGCACATAGAAGATAATCCATGCGCTCTGAATGCCTCCAGCAACAGACGAGATGCGTGACGCAATAGCGTGGGCATCCATTAGGACTTCCTCGTTGGCGTACACATACTGAAGGATGTCCTCAGCGGTGATGAGATTCATTGTTGAGCGGATTGTGGGAGAGAACCCTGCTTCCATCGCAACGAGAATACGTGCTGCTGGCTGAATGTTGTGTGTGTTCTTAAACCCAGCAACGGAAAGCACATCAGAGTGACTACGGGTCTTACCACGGTCGATTGTGCTGAATACCGAGATAGGAAGGCCAAGAACCAACACTGTCTCAAAAGAAACACCAGCAGAAGCACACGCGTGTAGGCGGTGCTGTCCATTTAGGAGTTGCATGTGGCCAGAATCTGTCAAGCCAATCTGGATTGACTCACCATTAAACACGTACTGTCCACGCTTGAGCACGTCTACGTACTGGCGTACGCGCGCGGGCGAGAGAGGGCGGTTGTGGGTATTGATGAGCGCCAGAAGGTGCTGGGCCAGCTCGGGGGTAATGGTTGCCTTTACAACTGCACCAGGGTTATTGATGCAGACTTCAGAAATGTCGGCAACAGTCAGGCTGGGTGCTTTTGAGGCATTTTCAAGAAATGCATTAACGCGAGCACTGCGAGTGATTGTAGAGACCGACTGGTCAATAATGCCCACGGAACCTGCCGTGTCAGTCGTGGGTGTCTGCGCCACGCCGGAAATAAATGTGCTCATTGTGAGCTCCTTCGTTAGGAACGCGGTTGCGTTCGGTAGGTGTCAAGGATAAACATGTCTTTGAGGGTTTTGCAACCCCATATCAAAAAAAATCTGCCTGAGGCGTAAATTTCTTACTGCTATTGTGAGTTACACGATATGTCACACGAACTTGAAATAAGCAGCTCCGGCAAAGCCAGTATGGCTTATGCTACTGGTGGAGATAGGTCTATCCCTTGGCACAGACTTGGCACGCCCATGGCTGGGTTGCAAACAATTGACCAGATGCTTAAGGCTGCAAATGCTGATTTCGATGTTCTTCTAACCAAAGTGGCCGCAGTTGATGACTACGGGAATCTGATTAGAAACAGTGATGGTTCTGCACTAATAGTTGAAGACAGTCGGGCCACCATTAGGCAAAACCTTGATGGCTCATTTAATCCATTAGCTACAGTTGGAACCAGATACGCAGTAAGGCAGAACAGGGAAGTGCTTGAAAGAGCCCTGGCTGTAGTCGGTGCTGACGAGAACGATGCCGTAATGGACACTGTTGGCGTACTGCGTGACGGTGCGAGATTCTTTGCGACAATAGAACTTGGAGGACTTGTTATAGACCCTGCTGGCGTCAACGATAAAATTGCTAGGTATCTAGTCGTTTCTGCCGGTCACGATGGCGTATGGCCTATCCGGTATGCAAACACAGACATTCGTGCCGTATGCAATAACACGGTCATCCTCGGACTGAAGCAGGCTCAGAGAGTGTTTACAGCACGACACACACGCAACGTTGACTCTGTGATAGACGAAGCGAAAGAAGTGCTTAGAATTTCGACAGTCTGGGCTGACATGTTCAAGATTGAGGCAGAAAAGATGATGAGTATCAACGCTGCGCCTAGAAGTAAAAAGTTGTCAGATGTTATTGACGGCGTATTCCCTAAACAAAAAGACGAAACTGCACGTCAACAGAAAAATCGCATTGAAACTATTGACGAAGTTCTATCCATCTATGGGAATAAACGGAACGCCGGAGGTTATGGCTATAACGGATGGTCCCTGTACAATGCAATAGTCGAATACTTTGACCATTCGCGCACAAGCGACACTTACGCCAATGCTGTTGCGTCCATGGATGAAAATTCATTTGTCACTCAGAAAAAGTTGCTAACTCATTCTCTGGTGATAAACTAAATGGATGGCACGCGACTTTTTTCCTGAAGATATGTTTGATTGGGAAGAGGACGATGATGACGAAATATCTATCGCCTTTGAGTCGGATGACGACCCATCAGAATTCATGCTTTATGATGACGAAGACTGGAGCGACCAGCGTCAGCGTCAAATATCGCAGTTTGTCGAGTACGCATACAAGAATGACGGCATTAACGCCATTACTGAAATACTGCACGCAGTAGAAGCTTGCACTCTTTGGCGTCTAGAGATAATCGCCGATTCTCACGGGTTAGACGATTACATTTTTGCGTGCTATGACAGCTTCGATAGCAATGCGTGGTTGTACTTTGTAAACTCGCCGGAGTTTGAGCAGATGACACGTGACATAACATTGCTTTCAAACATTGCTGCTGAGGCGTTTGTTCAGATACACTTCGACAAGAAGCCGACCTACAAGCAGGTATTCAGGGATTTCTTGATGCGTGCAGTGCGACGACTTAGTTAGCACTAGCTTTACCTACAAAACAACACCTACACCTACAAGGGAACAAACATGGACAGTACAGTGCGTTATATGCGCAATCTTGAGCTAAGGCCACCCGTAAATGGAGCTTGCATAGGTCACCCAACAGAGTGGTGGTTCCCTTCAAAAAGCGAGACATCCATACAACGCCACTGGCGCATTAAGGCGGTAGAGGTATGCAATCAGTGTGATGTTCGCCAAGAGTGTCTTGACTACGCAATTGAAGCAGAAGAGATATTTGGCATTTGGGGAGGGTTGTCTGCGTCTGCGCGTGAAGCAGAAACTCGTAAGCGCCGTGAACTCGGAACCCTTATCGTTCACCCACGTGTGATTAAAATATTATGAGTCAAGTATCTGGCTCGGTAGACAAAGTTCTTTCCCTACTGCAGGGCGTGCGTCAAACTGGCAGCAACCAGTGGATGGCTCGCTGTCCTTGCCGTAATGACGACAGCAACCCTTCGCTTGCTATTGCACAGGGCGATGATGGTGCTGCACTTCTTCATTGTCATCGTGGTGTGTCTTGTTCGGTAGATGAGATATGCAAGTCGGTTGGGCTTTCTCCGCGCGAGTTGTTTAATGATTCCGACGAGTGGAAGCCATCTCCACATTATGAACAGCAGGCTTCGTCTCCATCTCCGGCAAAGAAGAAGATGGGCAAGAAAATAGAGAAGACTTACCCGTACTGTGACGAGGACGGCAATCTTCTCTATGAAAAGGTTCGTTTCCGCTTTGATGATGGCAGTAAGTCGTTTGCTAATCGTCAGCCAGACCCATCACGTCCAGGCGAATATGTGTGGAACTTGAAAGAGCCTGCTGTGCGTCGTGTCCTTTATCGTCTCGACGACATCACTAAGGCGATTAAAAAGGGTGAGCCAGTATGGCTGGTAGAGGGTGAGAAAGACGCTGACACTCTTGCTGCTATGGGTATCCATGCAACGACAATGGATGGTGGCGCAGGAAAGTGGGACCAGTCCTACACGGACACTCTTGCTGGTGCACACGTTGAAATCATTGCTGACAATGACGAGGTTGGTAAACAGCACGCACTGAGTGTTTCAGAGAAGCTTCTTGCTGTTGGCTGTACCGGATGTACTATCTGGATTTCTAAATACGGTAAAGACATTACTGACCACTTAACATCAGGTCGCACATTCGACGACCTTGATTCGTATGAGTACTACGAGCGTCCAGAAGACTATCCAGAACTGGAGGTAGACGAAGGCGAAGCAAGCACCGAAGACAAACTCCTTGACCAAATAGCGGAAGTGTTCTCTAAAGACAAGTTGACGCTGACGCAAAAACTGAATCGTGCAACAATTCTTCTAGGTTCTGCTGACACCCGTGAGATAAGCAACCCAGGGCGTCTTGTTGTTTGGCAAGACTTTCTCCAGGAAGCTGAAGTCGATACCTACGACTGGGTTATCCCTGGCCTCCTAGAGAAGAGCGAACGCGTAATGGTTGTTGCTGCAGAAGGTGTTGGCAAGACAATGCTTGCACGTCAAGTGGCTATCTGTAGTGCTGCAGGACTGCATCCATTTACGTTTCAGAAGATGGAACCAATACGAACACTGACAATTGACCTTGAGAACCCTGAACGAATCATTCGCCGTACATCGCACAGTATTATGGCGCAAGCGATGCGTAAGTCTGGCGCACGAAGGGTAGACGCCCACTTGCTTTCGAAGCCCGCTGGTCTAGACCTATGTGACAGCAGGGACCGTATGTACATCGAGAGCGTGATTGAGCGCGTTCAACCACAACTCATTTGCATGGGTCCTATGTACAAGTCGTACGTTGATTCTGGTACCCGTACAAGTGAAGCCCTTGCTGTAGAAGTAGCAAAGTACCTAGACATGATTCGCGATGTGTATGGATGTGCCCTATGGCTTGAGCACCATGCCCCACTGGGAACCTCTATGTCTTCCCGTGACCTGCGTCCATTCGGTTCATCCGTGTGGTCTCGTTGGCCAGAGTTCGGCATTGCCCTAACTCCAGACCCCACCAACCTTGCTGGGTACGTTTACGATGTTGGACACTTCCGTGGAGCCCGTGACAAGCGCCCATGGCCGACCAAACTGGCACGAGGCACAGACTTGCCGTTTGTCGTACTAGAATATACAAAGATGGATTAAGGTACGGCATGGCCCAAAACACAAACAAAAGCTTGACACGCGAGTTCCTTGCAGAGAGGGACCTGCGTATATTTAAGATGCGCCAAGCCGGCATTCCAACGAGCGAAATAGCCAGAAGGTTCGGAGTTACGTCTAAAGCCGTGTCTTCTTCTGTGTCTAGACAACTAGAGAAGTTGAACCAGGAAGCCATACTGGCATACCCTGAGGTGCTCCGTATGGAGCTTGAGAGGCTCGATGCGCTGCAACAGGCTATCTGGCCTATGACACAGCACAGGAAGATATCCATGGACGATGGCAGCGAGGTTCAGGTAGAACCAGACCTCAAGGCCATACAGCAGGTTCTGTCAATCATGGACAGGCGCTCCAAGCTCCTCGGCATGGAGCAGAACAATGTGAATATTCAGATGGATGTCTCTACCCGTACGCCGATAAGGGCAGCTCTTGCTGGCGCTGTACAGGTAAGCGTGGCAAACCAGTTCAGCCCTGAAGCAGAGGCAAAGAAGTTACTAGAATTGATGGGTAAGTCCGGAGTCATGCCAATGGACTATATTGAGTCAATACTTGGTGAGAAAAAAGAACTAAGTCCAATTCTGGACGCAGAAGTTATAGAAATAAACGAGGAATCAGATGAGTAACGAGCAGGAAGACAACATAGAAGCAGCCATGGCCAAGGTTGCAGAGAACCTAACGCTGACCCGTAAGGCAAATACCGGCTCGGTACCAGGGGAACCGGCCCAAAAACAGGTGATGGTTCGTGCTTCAGAGATAGACCACGCTAGATGGAAGGAAGCGGCCGAAAAGTCCGGCATATCCATGGCTGAGTTCATTCGTGACGCTGTGAATATTGCTGCCAAGAACGCTCTTGAGTGCGACCATCCTGTAGAGATGAGAAAGAGTTACCCGTGGTCTGAATTTTGCCTGAAGTGCAATAGTAGGCTCAAGTAAATATGAGGTACTTAAATTACAATGACTTCATTGCTGCAGTGTCTACCCGTGCTGACTACGTAAGACGAGAGCACGACTGGCGTTACGGGCAGGCATTTTTCAATGTCTTGTTTGAGGAGATGCCAGAGATAGCAAACGAACTGCGCGCAACAAAGCTTGACCCTTTTCACAAGAACGCTATTGAGGCAGAGACGTACCAGCGTATCCGTGAACTGTACGAGACAAAGGCAATTAAGTGAGCAAAGAACTAAACGACCAGAACTTCGATTCCTTCTTGGGCTCTACAGACAAGTACGTACTTGTTGACGTGTGGGCTGAATGGTGTGGCCCGTGCTCTTTCTTCGGTCCAATCATTGAAGAGGTTGCAAACGAACATAAAGAACACATCGAAGTAGGGAAACTAGACGTAGACGCTTTCCCTCAGATTGCACAGAAATATAGCGTCATGAGCATCCCTACTGTTATCATATTTGATAACGGTCGTGTTGTGGACAGAATCGTTGGCGCGTACCCCAAAGACAAGTTTGTAGAAAAGATAAAAAAATATCTTTCGTGATTGCTTTCTGCGTTTAGGCGCGTTAGTATTTCAGCATGTCAGTTGACGATGCATCTAGTGATGGCGTAAGGCACACATTTGGACCCGTGGCTCCCTACAACACCCGTCCCCTCACAGTAGAGTCCGCAATAGTGTCAATCACTGCATGCAACAGGACAAAAGAAGCGCATGGTGGGACAATCCCATTTGATTGGAATATTGTTCTTACTTCTGAGCTAATGCTAGACGTCCTTAGACGCATAGTCAAATTCTCATAAGCCCTGATAGCTCAATCGGATAGAGCAACAGACTTCTAATCTGTAGGTTGTAGGTTCGATTCCTACTCAGGGCGCTAAACCGAAAGAACAGGAAAAACAAATGAAACTTACACATAGTCAAGCACAGCAGTACGTAGGAAAGTACGTAAACATCAAGACAGATTACTGGAATTTTATTGACGAGCGAGTCATTAAAGTTAGTGAACACGATGTTGTCACCGAGTATCATCACTGGCTTAAAACTCCAGAAGACGGCATTCTTCGGGAAAATTGGATAGATATTTCTCGTATTGAATCAATCGAAGAGGCATAAAAGTTTTTTGACTAATGAAAAAACTAAATGGAAACCCAAAAGGTGAGCTCGCATCATGGTTGCGCCAAAACGAAGACATACCAGGCGTTTCTGAAGCTTTGGCTAAATACAAAAAGAAATTCAACTTTAGCGATGACGAGTTTAAACATGCTTCCTCAATCAGGGAGATGGCCGAAATAAAAATGCAGCGCAACTATGGGTTTGTTAAACCAAAGCCCGGTCTCTATTACAAAGAGAGCTCACGAATCGTTTACCGCGTAGAGAAGAATGGCAATAGCTGTTCTTGGCGTCCTGCTACCCGTGACTGGTGGTCAAAGAGCGGTGACATGGTAAAACTCATGACCGATTACGGCATGGGTAAAACTGTCCTTCTTACGCAAGAGCTGGCGTCAAGGCTCGGATTGGAAGCTGGAATGTGCGTTGCATGCGGCAAAGCCTTGACCACAGCAAAAAGCAAAGAGCTAGGCATTGGGCCGACTTGTCTCAAATCAATTACTCAAACACATGACTAAATACAGGCCCCTATAGCTCAGTTGGTTAGAGCAGGGGACTCATAATCCCTTGGCCGCAGGTTCAAGTCCTGCTGGGGGCACTAAAAAGTAGACAAAAACAAAAAGGACTGGTACGATACCCGTATGATTACACTTCAGTTACATCGCAAGAAAAAGATGGACATCATTGCTCACTCGTTGACCAAGTCCGGCATCCCTATTTGGAGCGGCATACCAGAACTCATCGTCAAGGACCTCAAAGATGCTGGTTATGTCATAAAGAAGAAGAAATGACGCGGCAGAATTCACGCCCGGCGAAAGAAAAGAAAAACAAACGGCGATACGACCCCAGGACGAGCGATATACGTCCGAAAGCCGGTCCAGTAACTATACGTAAAGCAGACGGAACGACGGAACGACAACCGGCTAAACCTGGAACAAAATACGTAGATAAACCATACTCTTCTCCGCGTCCTAAAAACGTATCCTAATCAGGCTCTCGTAGCTCAGCGGATAGAGCAACAGTTTCCTAAACTGTTGGCCGTAGGTTCGAGTCCTACCGAGAGCGCCACCTACAACAGAAAGACACCCATGACAGAAATGTTAAGCATCTCTATACTCGTGTTCTCCGTGTGGTACTGCGGAGTACTGACTGGGCAAAAATGGAAATAGAACTTGAAGACCTTGTGACTCTTCGCTGCTGTCGCGATTGGCCCATTCATGCATACGCAGTGTACGGTCAGCAAATTGGTCGATGTGGCATATGCAACAACAGACCATCTGTTGTATGGGAGATTTACCCAGAGGAGAAGTATGCCCGTAACCAAGCGGGCTACACCCCTCCTCTTGAGGTTTAACGTACTGGACAGGCTCCTGTAGAGCAGTCATCCAGGTCCAACATGCCACCCGTGGCTGCCTGTAGAGGAATTGTGAAGTCAATCTTTGACACGCTCTTCTCGTACTGCTCTTTGGTGATTTCCTCGTATGGAGGAAGTGGGAAGTTGTGGTCAGCATGAAGCAAGAACGACACGCTCTTTACGCTTGAGTCGTAGTTATCCGTGAGCCATGCCTTGATAGATGGAAGCTCTTCCTTGCGGTAGTACACAGTTACAGAGACGGCGTTGTCAGCCCACTCTGTCTGCATCTTCTTGACCCACTCAAGCTGCTGTATTGCTGTCATCTCAGAGGCCAGTACTGAACCCGTAGGTGATTGGCAAGGGAACTCAACAACGTAACGAGTGTGGTCTTCACGTCCATCAATGCCAATATCCCACTGAACCTTGTATCCACGCTTGCGACATGCGTCTACAAGTGCGTCTGCTGCACCAAAGCGAACACGACGAGTGTAGTAAGGAGCGAACGCAGGGTGGATGCCAGGTGTTACGCCTGGGAGAAGCGACAGTGTTCCGGATGGTTGAACTGTCGTGAGGCGAACAGATGTAGGGAACCCGTGTTCCTTTGAGTATTCCTTGTCCAGTGCTTCTAGCTTCTTGTATGCAGGTGACAACCATGACACCTGCTCCTCTGTGCATTGGAGGATACCCGTGATGCTTTGGCCAAGACGTGCGTTTTTGCGAACGATGTCTGTGGTTTTGTCGTATGGGTAGTTCATGCGTGTAATGCTCTTCTGCACCATGTACAGAAGCTCTGATACTTCACAGAACTGCTCGTATGACTCGATGTTCGGCAGGAACAAGGTTGACAGGTTGCATGACTCGCCATCACCAAGACCAATCTCGGCACATGGGTTAAAGCCTTCGATGGTGTTGTCCACCTTGCGCTCACCAAGACGACCATATGTGCGAGCTAGGCGACGGTTGACGAGACCATATGGCTCTCCTGAACCATCGTACCCCTTCCACAGTTCTGGAAGAATCTCATCAAAGTGGTCAGCATAGATACTGTTGTTTGAGTTAGCTCTGTATGCAGGAACGTTACCCGTGGACCAATTCTTCGCACGAATGAAAAGAACATCATCAGGGTCGCCAATAGCAATCTGTGCGGAGCGGCGTGAAGAGCCAGATACTACGATTTTTCCGATGATGTTACATATGTCAAGCACATCAATGCTGCGAAGCTTCTTGCCTTCTCGGTTCTTCATGACCTTGCAGATGTCTTCTATGCCATCAATCAGTGCGCCTGGTCCGGATGCTGTTCCTCCGAACGTCTTGAGTGGTGCACCAAACTCACGTACCAAGATGGTGGAGTACGAGAAAGACTTACCCGTGTCGAAATATGACTTCAACACGCTGTGCAAAAGACGACGCCAACCAGTTCGTGAGTCGGGAACAATAATGTCTGCGTCGTTAGAGCGTTCGTGTGTGATTGTCACGTTTGGCTTTATCTTTGGAAGCTCATGTATCTTTGAGCGTTCGACAGAGAAGCCAACACCTCCACCAAGCATGAGGTAGTCAAAGAGAAGCTCAAAGTCTTCTACTGATTCGATGTTTGTGAAATAGCAGTTGTTAAGTGATGTGCCGCTGAACTGCTTAACCAGAGGTGTGCCTAGTTGCCACAGTGCACGACCTGAGAGTGAGCAGCGTAGGTAGAACATGTGGTCAAACAGTTGTTCTGCTTGGGGCTGTGATAGTGGTGCACCAATCTCAATAGCTCCATCAATAGCCCGTACGATGGTTTCAATCCACGTCTCATTGCGATTAAGGCCTGCTACTGGGCGGCTGTAGGTGCGAAGGTAAACAACCTCTCCTAATCCACCAAACCCCCAAGGTACTTGCTTATTTTCGTAAGAGGAGATGAATTCTGGAGTAAAGATTGACATAGCAACAGCTTTCCTGTAGGAGTGGGGAAAGACTAGTGTACATCAGCACATTGGTCAAATGCAGTCTAGGAAATTCCTAACTCTTGTGCTTTCTCGAGAGTTATATAACTGCCTTTGTGCACGGTGATTACTGTTGTTTTAGTAAATGGAGTTATCTGTCTGTCTTCGTAAACATCTTCTTCTACAAGAATCATTTGTGAATCTTTTAATGTTTCTAAAACACTGTCAGTAAATGCAATATGTGTAGGTCGCGCTGTATCTGTTGTGCAGTCACCCGTGGGGTGTTGACAGACAGGACATGTTTGTCTATCGGCTCTGATGATTGGTATTCCACCTAGAACTACGTCATCGTTACGGAATGCGCTCATTGCTCTATTTTACAGCACTTGACTGTGCTGTTGCAGTTGTTATCGCTTGAACCAGGCGAGGAAGCGCTTACGTAGTGCTGCTGGCTTTACGTCGTTAGCGTAGATGACCTTGCCATTCACTGTTGCAGAGATGTTCGCAGTTGAGGTGGATGAAGCGGTATTGAATGCTTCCCAAATCTTTTCTGCTGACTCAACTACATTCTGTACGCTGTCTGTGTTACCCGTGGCTGTTTTGGCCGCCTTCTTGGCTACTGACTTCTTGACAGAAGGTTTCTTAGCGGAAGGCTTCTTAGCAGGGGTCTTCTTGGCAACAGCCTTCTTAGCGACAGCCTTCTTAGGAGCTGCCTTCTTAGCGGTTGTCTTCTTTGGTGTTGGTTTGTTTGCCATGCTTGACAGATTAGTCCACCTGATTCCCTGGTGGCGGAAGTAGTCGTGTAGCTTGGAGTGATGGGAGAAGCCAAATATCCACATCGTCTTGACAAGCTAGCCATCTCTATGATGTCGGCTATGAATGCCAAAGAGCAGGCTGTCAAGAAATACGGCATAGGCGAAGAGATACCCCTCAGTATTATCTGCTGGTCAGGGGACAAGATAAGTCTCGTATTGTCAGCATCTTGGGAAGTACAGAAAAGCGCGCCTTCTGACAGATTCGGCAAGGTTAATGATGCACTGTGTATAGCAAGGAAGGGATGGGGTATCGACGCCTTCACTCTCATTGCTGAGGGGTTCTGCTCTACTGACCCCTCTGTTACTGATGGCATGGACCTGAGAGAGGCGTTCATCAAGCCTGGTATGCCAGTGTCTGAGTGTATTGCCATCACACACACAGAGCCAGAAGAGGTGACCTTCATAGCAAAGCCATTCTCACTCACGTATCCAAAGAGGGTTGTATGGGAAGAGGAGCTGTACTTTCCTGGACAAACAAGGATACGTGGTCAAGACTCTATGTATCCAAGACTAATGAGCAAGGTACTCACTGATGTGGAGTATGAATTACCACCCGTGGACGAAAATGCGTATTACGAAGAGTTGAGCGAGGGCCTAGCAGAGCATGGCTTTGCATGCCAATGGCTATGATGTGGTCGTGGATACTGAGCACAGTAGGCGTCATAGGGCTGTACCTAGTAGGCAGGAGGCATTGGTGGGGCTGGTGCATAGCCTTCATCAATGAGTGTCTGTGGTGCGTGTATGCGGTCTCTACTAAGCAGTATGGGTTTATCTTGGGTGCTATGGCATATGGCGCTATACATGTAGTCAATGCCACTAAGTGGAGGGGTGAGTTACCCGTATCGCCCGTGGACTCCTAGGCGATTCACACGCAGTAGAAGCGTGACTCATAGACACACAGTTATACACTCAGGTAAAGCAACTAGGTATGCGCTTATCTCCACGCTTGTAGATGTCAACAGTAGAGAGATGTTCTGGCTTGATAGTTCCACTGTACGTGTACGACACGAGCTTGGATGGCAGGGTATTGGTGTGCACGTCTCCACTATCGGCCTTATTCACTGTGAGTAGTGAGCGGTCAAGGTGCTGTGTGGATACAGCGAGTACGACAGCGCTGTTGTGGTGCTTACTGTCTATGCTGGGCATCTCTACTCCATCTACGACTATCCAAGACACACTGTCTATACGAGTGTAGTTACGTGCTGCTAGGAAGCCTGCTGAACAGTCAGGGTCATTGGCTAAGTTAATTACACCAACATCATTAGGGACTAGGCCTATCGAGTAGATGAGGGGTATTACGTCATCTAATGTGGCATGGTAAATTGTCTTTGGAATCGTGTCTTCTAGTAGCATTGCAGCCTTCTTACTGTATGTGTATATGTGAATCATAGCGACTATCTCTGTGTGGTCCTGAGCATTGAGGCGATTCATTCTGATAGGCAGGTGAACAGGCAGGCTAATAACTAATTATTTATTGGCTACATAGGAATGAGAGTGGGGTCGGCTTGCAGTGTAAGTATCGGGGCTGTCGTGAACTTTCCGCTATCCGATGCGGGGAGGGGGGGAGCGTGCGGAATATTTTTAGCACCAGCATTCCTTGGATAGATTTATCCAAACCTGGTCTAGACTGACGTCATGAACAAGATTCTTTCCTTTTCAATCATTGCCGGTTGCGTTTTGCTTGTTGCCTATCTAGTGCGCAAGCTTACCCCTAAAAAATACTGGAAAGATACCTATTTCAGATAAATTTATCCGATAAAAAAGGGCACGAAAAAAGCGCCCCCCGAAAGGAGCGCTTCAATCGTAGGAGGTTGAACTATTTAGCCCTCGGTGACGGTGAATGCAACTGTCATGTTTGCACCAGCGGTGCTTGAACCAACACCTGAGACATCGAGGCTCACGAGGTCGCCTTTTGCGAAGTCGCAATTGACTGCAGTAAGTGTTCCTTCGTCTGAAGTTCCTGCTGCTGCGATTGAGAAGGCTGCTGCTACATCAGAACCGACTTTAAGGTCTGCGGTAAGTGCTGAGCCTACTGGGGCTGTGGTGACGGCTACATAAGCGCCTGTGATTTTGCCAGCAAATGGCATAGCCATTGTGACGATGCTGGTTGTGGCAAGTGTGCCAGCAATGTTCAATGTGATGGTTGTTGGTGCAAGTACTGCTGTTGACATGATTTCTCCTATAAGTCAGGTGCCGTGTGGGCTAAATAAATTATGGCATGGGCAGGTACCCCAGTGGCAGAAGTTAT